CCCGCCGCACCCATTTCCAAGTGCCTGGCCGGATGCCGGCCTTGGCCACGATCCGCCGCACTTGGTCGTTGAATGTCTCGTGCGAACTGGGCCACGGGACAACAAGGTCGCGGGGAACGTCCACGAGCGTCTGGCGGAGCAGTTCTAACGTCGGCTGCGAGATTCTGCACACGACGATCCTTTTGGTCTTGTGCTGCGGCAGCGCCACGAGACCGTCGGCCGTCACTTGGTCAACGCGGAGCCGAATCAAGTCTCCCCATCGAAGCCCCGTGTCCCACGCAAGCCTCACTGCCAGCGACCACCACGCCGATCGGCGCAGACCGCACTTGTGCGTCCGCGGAAGCCGCTGGCAAACCTGGAGTAGCTTCTTGATCTCGTCGCGCGTCCATGATTCTGGGTCGTCCAGCACGACCCGCACCGACCGGATTCGTTTCCGCGGCGGTTCGACGTATCCGTCGTCGGCTGCCTGCTTCCACAATGACACAATCTGCGTCCTCTTGGATCGGACTGTGGACGCGGCCTTGCCGCTGGCCGCGTAGTCGCGGAGCCAGGACGAAACCTCCAGCTCGTCCAAGTCCTCGAGCCTGACCGATCGGCCGTGGCGGTCGATGTACCAGCGGTCGAACAGACTGACCGAGATTCCGTATTGCCGGATCGTCTCGGCGTCAATTTCTCGCGTCAGGCAGTATTCCGCGAGGTAATCGCGGAGCGTCTGCGGTGTCTTCTGTCGGATCATGGCAGCCGGTCATAGGTAGTGCGCTCCTGCGCTTGGTGCGGTGCCAATCCCGACACCGTTGGTCACTCAAAAAAAAAAACGCCAGCACCACCCCTACAGACGGTATTACCGCCCATCGGTACGGCATCGGTCTACGGAACCGAAGGTTGAAGGTTCGAGCCCTTCCGGGTGTATTCGGCTCCACTGGCACCCTACGCCAGCGGCGCCGCGAAAGCAAATAGTTCCACGGAGGGCTGCGAGAATGGCGAGTGTGAGCGATAAGCGCCACGCGGGCGGGCGTCCCAGAGTCCATCAGCCGTCCGATCTGTTTGTCCGCGTAAGGGACATGGCGAAGCGTCGCGGGATGCACCTGGACGAACTGGCTGACAAAGCCGGAATCCCAATCGGGACGCTCTACCAGCTCCGCGACCCAAGAGTGTCCACCGCAAAAGCCATAGCGAACGCCCTTGGTGTCACGGTCGATCGGTTGATTTGTCCGCCGCGGCGATCCGCTGGCCGATCCACGCCATGACCGGCACGGCCATCGAGTTTCCCAGCGCCTTGTATCGCGGCCCGTCTGCGGCGGGCTTCTTCCGGTACTCAATCGCCGTGTAATCGTCTGGGAAACCTTGCAGCCGCTCGCACTCGCGGGGCGTGAGGCGGCGCACAGCCACCGGCAAGGCTACGCAAACGGTCGTCCTGGTGTCGCCTTGGTCAAAGCAGTTGACGGTTGGTGCGACCTGTCCTTGAACCCAGGTTTCGTTGTCGGTCGCACTTTGAGCTCTGCGGCTTTTCGTAAACGGCACCCCGACACAGTTGTGAAGCCGAAAGTTGTTTCCCTCGTGCGTGTAGGTGTGCGCCTCGTGCGCACTGACCGGGTCTGCGGTAAAGCCGTCACCCGTGAATATCTCGGCGGCTCGCCTCCATTGGCCGAGCGGCATTTCAGCGGGATCAGTAGGCCACGACTCGAGCGGACTGCAATCACACTCTGCGGCGTGTGTGCCGTGTATGTTGCACCAATCGTTTCCGCAGTCTAAGCACGGTTGCCATGCTGTCAGTGCGGCTTGGCCGCTACCGCCGCAAGCGCCACCCGCAGCCTCTCCGGCAACCGATTTCCCCTCCGCTCTGCTCGGCGGATTATCCCGGCACACGCTTTCGGACTCAAAAAGTACCTTTGCGGCACGTCGTGTATCTCCAAGACTTGCCACAAGAAACACACGGCGGCGTCTTTGGGCCACTCCGAACCATTGAGCGTCCAACACTCTGTAGGCCCACCCATACCCCAGGTGCCCCAGCGCCCCGACAAGGGAGCCAAAATCCCGTCCTCTACTGCTAGACAAGACGCCGGGCACGTTTTCCCAGACGAGCCATCTAGCCCGGTAGCGTTGAGCGATCTCAATAAACGTGAGCATGAGTCCTCCGCGCGGGTCGCGGAGTCCCTGCCGGAGTCCGGCGACGCTGAACGACTGACACGGCGTTCCGCTGACGATGACCTCTGGGCCATTGGCGTCCTCCCACCTCATGAAATCGAAAGTGCCAGATACGCCGCCATGCAGCAAGGCGTCGCCGTAGTTCTCAAAGCCCCATCGCTCTTTGACTACGGCGGCCGGAAATGGGTCGATTTCGCTCGTCCAAAGGCACGTCCAGCCCAGCGGTTGCCATGCAACGTGGACTGCGCCGATACCGTCACAGACGCTTGCGTAACGCATCCATGCCTCGCTGCGGATTGCAAACATCGGTGTTTTAGCCGGTTTCTGTTTTTCTGAAAACTCGTGTTGACACGGTTTTCAGTTGTCCGTAATCTTCCCCCCCAAGAACGTCGATCACGGCTGATCGACAGGCACGAGGGCGAGGGACGCGCCATGGCAGGACGGGCAAGGAAGCCAGCGGCCACCCTCATATCCAACGGAGGGAGTGATGGACTGCAACGGAGTGCAAGGGGTGGTCGTGGCCAACTCCGACGAGGAGGGCCGCCTGCCGTGGGAGCCGTCAAAGGAACAAATCCTGGCGGCCTGCGAGGAGATTCGCAAAAGCTGGACGCCGCATCGTCTGGCGACTCGAGCCGGCTTCGTGGCGTGGCGGCTGCAATCAGCCCACTGCCCGTTCACGAGCGACACGCAACCGCTGCGGATCGAGTGATCATGGTCGCCACGGTGTTGTCCAACCGGGCGCAACTCGCCCGGCGGACGACTTCCGTGGCGGCCGTGGAGTGGGCGGCAATCGACCTCACGATCGACCAGCGGATCGCGGCCCGAGACCCGGCCGGATTTCACGACGCGATCGTGGAGGCGATCGGCCACCTGACGGCCGTGTGCGACGAGCTGGAGGCGGCAGTCATCGGCCCTGCGATGCGTGGAAGCCTGGCGGCCCTGGCCGCCATGAAGGAGTGAACCGTGCTCGTGTTGTCACGAAAAGTCGGCGAATCGTTGGTGTTCCCGGCTCTCGGAATTGAGATCGCAGTCGTGCAAATCCGCGGCGACAAGGTGCGGCTCGGTGTCACCGCGGAAAGCGACGTGCGGGTATTTCGCGACGAGCTGCTGGCAAGGATGGACGAGGAGGAGAAGCAGGATGCTGACACTCGACCTGAATGAGCGAATTGCGGAGCAGCGGGTCGCGCTGAAGTTGGCCCGTCTGCTCGACGTGTACCGGGTGGCCAAGCAGATGGCCCGCGGGATGCAACGGATTGGACCGAGGGAGTACGAGATCGAACCGGCGGCAGTCCTGGCGTTGCGTTCAACGCTGGCGGAAGCCGCCATTTACTTGAACAAAAAGGACGCATGACATGGCACTGAAAATCACTCGCGGCATCAAGTCCTCTCCGGCCAGGGTCGTCGTCTACGGCACCGAGGGCATCGGCAAGAGCACACTGGCCACGCAGTTCCCGTCCGCCCTGGTGCTCGACACCGAGGACGGAACCTCACGGCTGGACGTGGCCCGCGTGGAGTGTCCCGACTACGCGACAACCGAAGCCGCGATGCACGAAATGATCCGCGACCCGCAAGGGTTCAAGACGGTCGTGATCGACTCGGCCGATTGGCTCGAGCGGTCGATCATCGAATCCATCACGAGGAAGTCCGGTAAACGCAGCATCGAAGACTTCGGATTCGGGAAGGGCTACACGGTCCTGGCCGAGCACGTCGCCCGCGTCCTGGCCGTGGCCGATCAACTGATCGCGGCGGGCCTGCACGTCGTTTTCGTCGCCCACTCCAAGGTGCAGCGCACAAGCCCGCCGGACGAAACGGATGGCTACGACCGCTACGAACTGAAGCTGACGAAGCAAGTGGCACCGCTGCTGCGGGAGTGGGCCGACGCCCTGCTGTTCTGCAACTACCGCACGACACTCGTGGAGGGCTCCGACGGCCGCAAGAAGGCGACGGGCGGCAAGGAGCGAGTGATGTACGCGGAGCGGTCCGCGGCGTGGGACGCGAAAAACCGTTTCGGCCTGCCGGCCGAAATGCCCATGACGATCGAAAGCCTGGCCCCGCTGTTTGCCAACGCCGGGCTGGAGCCCGCACGTCCCGCGGCATCGAAACGCTCCTGGCGGGATCGCGTCCGCGACGCGAAGACCGTCGAGGAACTTGGCGGCATCGGCGACGAAGCCGACCAGGCGGCGAGCGAGGGGAAGTTGACCCTAGAGCAACGCGACCAGCTCGACGCCGTCATCGCCGTGCGGCACTCCGAGATCGAAGCAGAAAGCCAGGTGACGGCATGACGCTGCATATCGTCCGCGTCTACGGCACAAGCGAAGACGTTGGCGCATTTCACGAGCATGGCCAGCCGGTCGTGGTGGACGGCGAACCGATGGTCCGCATGGGGCATGGCGTCATTGTCCCGCGAACCGGGTGGCACGAGTCGGAACAAGCGGCTCGCGAGGAGGCGGCTTTCAAGATCGAAGCGATGGCGGCGCGACTGCTCGCCAAGGCCAAGGAAGTAAAGGGGGCGTCATGAACACACCGGAGCGATTGCAGAAGGCCCGTGCCAAGGTCATCGAACTGATTTACGCATGGAACATGGGCGAAATGAACCTCGACCGGGCTGTTGATGCCATTGTCGAGGTCTGGACGGGCCAGGCCGATCCGATCGTGCGTGTCGGCGAACAGACTCACAAACCGGAGATTCAGTCGTGAGATTCGGAAAACTTTGGACGCAGGACGCCGAAGTGGCACCATCGGAGACTTTGCCGCTGGTGCCCGATGGAACGCACGTCGCGCAGGTGACGTTCGTGGATTTCCGCAAGAAGGAGCGCGTCAAGTGCGACGCCAACCCCGACGGCGAAGTCATACTCGTGCGCCTGGCGGTGCCGAAGTTTGAGCCTTTTTTTGTGGACGTTCCGTGCCACTACCGAGGCACGGTCGAGGCTCTCTGCCGGTCCGCGTCAGTCGATCCGCCGGACCCAAACGCCGATTGGGACTGCCGCGTCCTCAAGGACCGCATGGTCACGGTGGAAACCATCCACGGCATCAGCAAGACGGGCAAGGACTACGTCCGCGTGGAGCGATGGAAGACCGGGCCGGCACCGCTGCCGTCCGTCGTCCGCAACGCCCCGGCCAGGACGCCGAAGCAAAAGGCCGACAACGCCGGCCACGATCCAGACGACATTCCGTTTTGATACTCCCTGCCCCGCCGTGGGCATAGCCGCTGACAATCATCAGCGACATCGGCCGCGGATAGCAGTGAGTGGCGTGAGAACCGCTGCAGCAGTCGATGGATACGGTCATGGCCAGGCGACTGTGCCGTCCTCTAGCGGCGGCCGGGTGCGAGCCCCGGCGGGCGGGCTGGTTGATGAAGGAACACGAAGGAGCACGAACATGGATTGTTCGACGCAGGATGGAGCGGCGCACGGCGAAGCCTGTCTGGCAAAGGCGGAGCGTGTCGCGGGATTCGATAGAGAGTCCGCCATGCACGAAATACTGGCGATCCTGACCCTCGAGGCCCGGCCCATGACGGGCGAGGAGCTGGTGGACGGGTGCCAGCGTCGCGGCCTGGTGCCGCACGACGGGCGGGCCTTCGGGCCCGTGTTCAAGGAACTTTCCCGTCGAGGGCTGATTGAGACTGTGGGATTCGCGATGCGGCGGAAGGGGCGAGGGACGGCCGGGGCAAGGGTGTGGCAATCAACGGCGGCGTCGCGGTGACGTGCGGCCGATGGAAAGTGCATTTTTGTGTTCTCAATAAAAGGGAGGCCATAAGTGGCTACTGAAACAGTCCAGCACGAAACATACATGACAACAATGACGCCAGCCGAGTGGGCGCAGGTGTCAGACAATCCGCGTCAGCGCGACACGGAGAGGCGCGCGATGACGGCAAAACACCTATTCAGGCTGGAGGCCGCTCACCTTCTCGTCCATATGGCCGAGTGGCCCGGCGGAAGGTGCAAGCTTGAGGGCCACACGCGGTCTAAGGTTTGGGCCGACAGGCCAGACATCGCTCCCGACGAGGTTGACGTTCGTGTTTATGTGGTCGCCGACATCGAGGATGCGAAGCGGCTCTACGGCCACTTCAACAGCAAGGAGGAGGCCGAGACATCGACCGACAGGCTGTTTGGTGCGATGCGTGACGCTGGGATAACTCCTGCAAGCACGTTGGTTCGTACATCGCGGTTTTCCAATGCAGTTCGCACCGCATACGGATATATGTGCGGTGCGTCTTCTGCCGCACCAAGGAAGCATGACACGAAAGCGTCATTGCAGTGCTCCGTTTATGAGGCTGTTGAGGAGTTTCGGCGCGAAATCCTTGCCCTGGATGCCTTAGACCTAAGCCAGCGCAAGGCTTATGGTGCGGTCGTGTGCTGCTACCTACTGTCGTTTCGGAAGCATGGAGACTCAATCAACGAGTTCTTCGCGAGATACGCAGCTGATGCGGGCGTCAAGGACGGCAGGAGCAAGGACTGTGTCCAGGTGTTTGCTGACGCCATGGAATCATTTCGCATCGTCCACTCTGGATTTGAGACGTTCAACGAGGCTTGCAGGGTAGGGCTGGCTTGCATCGACCGGTGGGTCAAGTCCCCGTCCGCGATGCTGTCTCGTTCGCCTAAGTGCGACCCGTTTCGGTATCTCGAATGAATCGGCTCCGCCATCGTGATAGGCATGGAGCCTATTCGACGGGGTGTGGCGGAATGGAAAGGAGGCCAGCATGGCCGGTGAATGGATCGCCGTTGACATAGCCCTCGACCAGAAGCCCGAGGTGCAGGAGTTGATCGACACGACCGGCAGGCCGGTGGAGTCGGTCTGCTTCCTGCTCTGGAAGCTCTGGGGGTGGGCGTCCATGCACTGCGGCGATGGGACGGCCCGCATGACCCTGGCAAGGCTGGTGAGGACGTGCGGGGGCGACGAGGGGTTTTGGCGAGCCGTGGAGGCCGTCGGGTGGCTGGAGATTGACGAGGCCGGGGCGACCGTTGCTGTCCCAGGGTGGGATCGCCGGTTCAGCCGGGCGGCCAAGGCAAGGCTCCAACACGCCGACCGTTCCAAGGACTACGAGGAGCGAAATCCCGGCCGAAAAGCCGGTTCTGGTGGTTCCGGCGCTCCTGCGCCGGACGATCCGGCGCGTGCGCGCCGCAGAGGAGAGGAGAGGAGAGGACAATATCCTCCTCCTCCGCGCGAGGCTTCGCCCGTCGAAGTCTGGCCGGTGCTCCTGGCGGCCTGGAACGACGGGGCGGGCCAGGCAGCTCGCCGGAAGCCATGGAAGCCCCTGACGCCACCTCCTGGGGCCGATGGCGTCATCCTGGCCCCTGGATGGCTCGACGCGGCCCTGGACGCCATCAAGGCACTCCCGGCCTGCCGGTATTTCGATAGCCCCGTGCCGCTGTCCCAGTTCACACGGGAGGGGTTCGTCCAGAAGGTGCTCGGCGGGCAGTACGACTCGCCGAAGACCGTCCGTGGCGACGGGCCGGACCGCCCGGCCCCGGTGGTCGATCCCGACTTCGCCAAGGCCCGCGACGCCACCCTGGCCCGCGAGGCCGCCAAGCGCGAGGCCGAACACCGGCGGCTCGACCTGGCCGCCACGATCAAGGTGCCAACGTGACGCCCCGCCAGCTCCAGGTGCTCGACGCGATCCGGTGGCTGACGGCCGACCGCGGCTTTCCGCCGACGCTCCGCGAGGTCGCCGACCGGATCGGCACCATCCCCAACAACGTCCACCAAATCGTCGTCAGGATGCGGCGCGACAAGCTGGTGGAGTGGGACGCCCACAAAAGCCGGACGCTGCGAGTTGTGTCGTGAAGTTGTGCAATCGCTGCAACGCCGAGAAGGAGAGCAACGCGATATGCGAAAATTGCGGGTGTCCAGAGTTCCGAACGGAAACGAGAGAAGTGCAGTTGAGCATCCCGTTCACTACACGTCGCACCCGTCCGGCGTCGAGTGCATCACGGTCGCCGAAGCCTTCAACTTCAACGTCGGCAACGCGATCAAGTACCTCTGGCGGGCCGGCCTCAAGAACGACGCGATCGAAGACTTGCGGAAAGCAGCGTGGTACGTCCAACGTGAGATAGAGCGTAGGGAGCGGTCGTGATACGCGAGTTGCTCATCGACCTAGTGTTCATGCGAGTCGGAATCGTGGCATTGTCTGGCCTCATCTTTTGCACGGGAGTGGTCGTCGGCATGGCGATAGCGGCCGTGGCGGTTGGAGGGCGAAATGGATAGCGACACGATCGTGCAACGTCTCCGCGAAAGCGTAACGCAGTGTCGGGCGCTCGACCGCGCGGCGTTGCTCGAGGAGGCGGCCGCCGAGATTGAGCGGCTGCGGCTCACGGAGGAGGAGCGCCTGGCACTGGAGCGCCTGGTCCCGCAGGCCGAGACCTATAACCCGCGATGGGCGCAGACGCTCCGCGGCCTGCTGGAGCGGTTGTCTCCGCCAGCGACATGAGGGACCAACGTGTCGCAAAAACGACGAAGCGACGACAAACGCCAGCCCGCACCCGGCTCCGCGCCCTACGGAGTGTTTTCGGGACGGCTGGCAGCCCCCAGGCGCAGCACGGCCCGACAACGGCGGGGTGGCGATGGGACGGGGGCAGGATCAGCGGCGGCAGGAACTCGTCCGAGACGCGCGGCCTGCTAGAGCGAACCGGAGGACATCATGGGTAGGGCATCACGCGAGAAGGGAAAAAGGGGCGAGCGCGAAAGTGCCGCGGAGCTGTCATCGCTCCTCGGCGTTCCTGCCCGTCGCGGAGTCCAGTATCACGGCGGGCCCGACTCGCCGGACGTGGTGATCGACGCGGCCATCCACGTCGAAGCCAAGCGAGTCGAATCGCTGCAGCTCTATCCGGCCGTGAAACAAGCGACGGCCGACGCGCCGGACGGCAAGGTGCCGATCGTCTGGCACCGACGCAACAACCACAACAGCGTGGTCATCGTGGAAACGTCGCGGCTCGTTGACCTGGCCCGTGCCGTCATGGCGGCCGTGGAGAATCGCTAGTGGTCGCCAAGAGCAAGGAAGCACTGGAGAACCGCCGCCGGGCCACGCTCGAGCGTGGCCGCGCCACGACGCGACTCGGTGCGGACATTGGTGCCGTCGGCAACCCGGTGAACCCGGAGCGACGCGAAGCCTGCCGGCTCGACCTGGCCAAGTTCCTCGTGGAGTATTTCCCGCAATCGACCGGACTGTCGCCCTTCTCCGCCGACCATCTGCGGGTCATCGGCCGCGTCCAAGACTGCATCCTTCGTGGCGGTCGATTCATCAACGCGGTCTATCGCGGCTTCGCCAAGTCCACGATCTCGGAAAACTCTCTGATTTGGGCGGTCCTATACGGGCACCGACGATTCGGGGCCATCTTCGCGGCCGAGGCCGACCTGGCCGCCAAGGCCATTTCGTCCATCAAGCTGGAGTTGGCCGAGAACGATCAACTGGCCGAAGACTTCCCCGAGGTCTGTGTCGCGGTGCGGGCGCTGGAGGGCAAGCCGCAGCGGTGTCTCTCGCAGACGTGCGGAGGCGAACACACTCATATCCGATGGAACGCCGATTCCATCGTCCTGCCGACCATCGCCGGCAGCGTGGCCAGCGGTGCGATCATCATGAGCCGCGGCCTGACGGGGTCGATCCTCGGGCTGCGGCACAAGAGCCCAGACGGCAAGCAGAACCGCCCCGACTTCGTGATCGTGGACGACCCGCAAACGCGGGAGAGTGCCGCGTCGCCGGTGCAAGTGACGAAGCGGCTCGACATTCTTTCCAAGAGTGTCATGAAACTCGCCGGGCACACGCGGAGCATCGCCTGCGTCATCAACGCGACGGTGATCCAGGTGGACGATATGGTCGATCAACTGCTCGACCAGCGGAAGTATCCGGCCTACCAGGGCGAGCGAATCCCGATGGTGCGGGCGTGGTCGAAGTCGCACGAGGAACTGTGGCTCAACAAGTACCGCGAGATTCGCAACACGTTCGACAAGTCGGTCGTGGGCGACCAGGCCCGTGCCCACCGCGACGCCAATGCGTTCTATCTCTCCAACCGCGACGCGATGGACGACGGGTGCGAAGTCTCGTGGGCGAGTTGCTTCGACCCAGAGACCGAACACTCCGCGATCCAACACGCCTACAACGCGCTGATTGACGACGGCGAGGAAGTATTCGCGAGCGAGTTCCAGCAGGCGCCGCTCGTCAACGATGCCAAGGGGGCGGCGCTCGCAAGCGACGACGTTCGCAGCCGCGTCGTCAACGTGCCGCGGTGGATCGTGCCCAGCGGCATGGACACCGTGACGGCGTTCGTGGACGTGCAGGAAAAACTCCTCTACTGGGCGGTGGTGGCCTGGGGGCAACAGTTCCGCGGGCACGTCGTCGCCTATGGGACGTACCCTGACCAGCAGCGGACGTACTACACGCTCCGCGACGCGAGGAAGACGCTCGCGAAAGCCGCCGGCGGCACGGGCATCGAAGCCGCGATCCACGCCGGGCTCGAGCGGGTGGCGGCGGAGCTGCTCGACCGCGAGATCAGCCGAGAGTCGGACGATGCCGTCCTCCGCGTGGGACAGTTGTTCGTGGACGCCAACTGGGCACAGACCGCCGGCGTGGTCCGCGACTTCGCCAGACGTAGCCAATGGGGGCCGCGAGTGCTGCCGACGCACGGGCGATTCGTCGGGGCGAGCGGTTCCACGCTGTCCGACCGAAAGCCGGACAAAGGCGAGCGGGTGGGGGCCAACTGGCGGACGAGCACGATCCACAAGCAGCGGCACGTCCTCTACGACACCAATTCGTGGAAGACCTTTTTGGCCGCCCGCATGAAACTCCCGACGCCGGACCCGCTGGCGTTCACGATCCACGCCGGGCATCACGATATGCTCACCGAGCATCTCACCGCGGAGTACCCGACGCGGGTGGAAGCCCGTGGCCGGGTCGTGGACGAGTGGCGACTGTTCCCCGGCCGTGACAACCACTGGCTCGACTGCCTCGTGGGGGCCGCAGTCGCGGCCAGTTACGTCGGCGTATCGGCCGTCGGCGCCAATGGTGCCGCACCGGCCCCGCCGCGGCGGACCATCTCGAAAGAGCAGATGGCCGCCAAGCGCGCCGAACTTCTCGCCAGACTCGGGCGTTAGCCCCATTTTCGGGTGGTGGACAATGGTACACTGACGGTAGACGCGGAAGTTCCGCGCGCCGCCGAGGTGCCATGGCCGACAACTCCGACGTTCTGGATGCGATCGCCGCCAACCTGGCGCAGCCCCTCCGTGCGCGAACCGACGCCGGCGAGGTCCAGCAGCACGAACTGGACCGCCAGGTCGAGGCCGCCAAGTTCGTGATGCAGAACCGCGTGGCCGCCAAGAGCCCGTGGCTGTCGATGCGGTTCACCCGCCAAGAGTCGCCGGGGGCCATCGGCTGATGCCCCGCAAAACCGAAACCAAGGCGGCTCTGCAGGAGCGGGTGACGAAGGCCGAGGCGGCCCTTCGCACCCTCGTGCGGGCCCGCTACGACGCGGCCCAGACGACCCCGCTGAATCAGCGGCATTGGTCGATGGCCGACTACTACTCGGCGGATGCGTCCCTGTCGCCCAACGTGCGGCGGATGCTGCGGGCACGGGCCCGGTACGAGCTGGCGAATAACTCCTACGCGGCCGGCATGGCTTCGACCTGGGCGAACGATCTTGTCGGCACCGGGCCGCGGCTCCAGCTCGACCTCGGAACCGACGTGGACCCGGCTGCGGTGCGGCGCGTCGAGCTGGCCGTCTTCGATTGGATGGTGAACATCGACCTGGCCCGCAAGTTGCGGATCGGCAAAATCGCCAAGTTCTCCGACGGCGAAGCCTTCTGCGTCCTGACGAGCAACCGCCGGCTCGCCGGCGTCCAGTTGGACGTGAAGCTGGTCGAGGCCGACCAGATTGTCGATCCGCAGGGTGCCCCGAACCCCGGCGAAGTCGATGGGCTGCGGTTCGACGCGGACGGCAACGTCACCGACTACTGGATCACGCGGCATCACCCCGGCTCGCTTCGGCCCGGCTGGACGCTGGATGGCCGGTGGGAGAGTGCGGATAGCGTCCTGCACTGGTTCCACGCGACGCGGCCCGGCCAGCATCGCGGCGTCGGCGAAATCGTTCCGGCCCTCGAGCTGTTCGCCATGCTGCGGCGGTACACGCTCGCGGTCGTGACGGCCGCCGAGACCGCCGCCGACTTCGCGGCGATCCTCAAGACGACGATGCCGGCCGACGGGGCCGGCGCCGCCGGCATCGACGCATGGGAAACCATGCCCATCGTCCGCGGGATGATGATGAGCGCGCCGGAGGGATGGGAGCCGTATCAACTCAAGCCGGAGCAACCGACGGGCACCTACGACTCGTTCGTGCGGCGGATTCTGAACGAGATCGCCCGATCGGTGAATATGCCGTACATCGTCGCGGCGATGGATTCGTCGTCCGCGAATTACTCGTCCATGCGGGGCGATTACCTCGTCTATCGCAAGCATCAAGCGACCGAGCGCGGCGACCTCGAGCGGGTGGTGCTCGACCCGCTGCTGAACAAGTGGCTGGACGAGGCCGCGCTGGTGCCCAACCTCATTCCCAACGGCCTGCCGCCGGTTGCAGAGTGGAATTGGTCTTGGACGTGGGACGGGCACGAGCACGTCGATCCGACGAAGGAGTCGGAAGCCGAAGCGATGCAACTGGCCAGCAACACGGCCACGCTCGCGGAAATCTGCTCCAAGCGCGGCAAGAACTGGCAGCAAGTCCTCCGGCAGCGGGCGGTCGAGCGGCAAATGGAAACCGACCTCGGCCTGGTGGCGGAGCCTGTGTCTGCGGCGGCCGACGAAGACGAGATCATCAACGCCGGCGAGGACGTTCAGGCCGCCGAGGGCTATCGTCCGCCGCAAGCCGCCAGGGCCGCAGCCCGTCGCGGCCTGGAGCTGCGTCGCGAGTACGGCCGCGGCGGCACCGCGGTAGGCATCGCGCGTGCCCGCGATATCGCCAACGGTCGCGAACTGTCGCTCGACACGATCGGGCGGATGGTGAGTTTCTTCGCTCGCCATGCGGCCTACAAGAAGAACCACACCGTCGATCCGCCGTCCAACTCTTACATCTCGTGGCTCCTGTGGGGGGGTGACGCGAGCCGCGCGTGGGCGGAACGAATCTGGAAGCGAGAGGAAGCGAACGCATGAGTGCGATGCAACTGACCGCCGACTTCACGATCAAGGCCGTCGAGGGCGAGGCTCCCGCCTCCCCGACGTTTGAGTTGGTCGCGTATACGGGCCGGGCGATCCGGCAGTCGTGGAGCCGCAACCCGATCGTGGTTGACCTGGCCGGGATGGATACCTCCCGCCAGGCCGTGCCGATCCTGTGGGGCCATGACGCCAGCCTGGATTCGGTCCTCGGCCAGAGTTCCAGCGTGACCAACGACGGCCAGGCGCTCACGCTCGCCGGCGAGATCATCGGCGAGGGGCCGGTGGCCGACCGCGTCTTGTCGCTGTCCCGCAAGGGTCTGCGGCTGCAAGCGAGCATCGGGGCCGACGCCGGGCGGATCGAGAACATCGCCCCAGGCGAAAGCGTCACGGTCAACGGCCGGGAGTTCACCGGGCCTGTGTCAGTCGTCCGAGCCTCGTCACTTCGCGAGGTGTCGATCGTCCTGTTTGGTGCGGACGCCAATACGTCCGCCGCTATCGCAGCGGATGCGAATGAGGGTGCGAATATGGCGGAGTCCGCCAACGACACGCCCGTCGAGGCCACCGTGCCGCAGACGGAAGCCCCGGCGATCGTCGCCGTGGAGTCGCCCGCTGTCGAGAAGATCGACGTGGAGGCTGTGAAGGCCGAGGCCATCAAGGTCGCGAGGGAAGCCGTCCTGGCCGAGATTCGCGCCGCCCGGCCAGCCGCTCCGGCGGTTCACGTCGTGGAAAGGATCGACGGCCCCGCGGTCGTTGAGGCGAGCCTGTGTCTCGCCGGTGGCCTGCCCGACGTGGAGAAGCGTTTCGACCAGCGGACCCTCGAGGCCGCCGGGAAGAACCGCGGCGTTTCGCTCGGTGAGGTGCTGATCCAGGCCGCCCGTAGCAACGGCTACGACGGTGGCAACCGGATCACGCACAGCAACCTGCGGACGATCATGGCCACGGCGTTCGCGACCCACGCGATCTCCAACGTGCTGGCCGCGACCTACGGGAAGTTCCTGCTCGCCGGCTTCAACGCCGTCGAGGCGACGTGGGACGCGATCTCGTCGGTCCGGTCGGTGAGTGACTTCAAGGCCGTGACCGGCGTTCGTCTGAACGGCGGTTTCGAGTACGAGGAGGTCGCAAACGGCGGCGAGCTGAAGTCGGCCGACGCGAGCGACGAGAAGCGGACGATCCAGGCCAAGACCTACGGCCGGCTCACGAGCGTGACCCGTCAGGACATCATCAACGATGACCTGGGTGCTCTCTCGGCCGTCCCGCAGCGCCTTGGTCGCGGTGCCGCGATCAAGCTCAACAAGGTTTTCTGGGCAGAGTTTGAGTCGAGCAACTCGACTTTCTTCGCCAAGGAAACCGCGGGGGCCGGCAACGCCCTGCAGCTCTCCTCGCTGAAGACGGCTGCGTCGTCCTACCGGAAGCTCCAAGACCCCGATGGCAACCCGCTCGGGATCGCCCCGTCGATCCTGCTGGTGCCGCCGGAGCTGGAGATTGCCGCGGCCGAACTGATGAGCGGTTCGCTGCTGATTACCGGCGAAAACGCCACCCGCACGAACGCCAACGTGCTGGCCGGCCGGTATCAAGTGGTCAGCTCGTCCTACCTCACCAGCGGTTCGACGTGGTGGCTCTGTGCCAACCCCGCCGATCTGCCGGCGATGGAGGTCGCGTTCCTCAACGGTCAGCGTCAGCCGACCGTGGAGCAGGCCGAGGCCGATTTCAACACCCTCGGCATCATGATGAGGGGCTACTTCGACTTCGGCGTGGCCAAGGCCGAGAAGAACGCGGCCTACCGGATGGCGACGGCTTGATTCGTGTCGTGAACAACGTGCCCGGCGGGCCGGCGAGTCCGGCCCGCCGGGGTTCCAAACTCCAGGGTTCGTAAGCGAAAGGGTTTTTCAAGATGGCGACGATTCAGGAAGGCGATTCGCTCGACTACACGCCGACGACCGGCGTGGCGGTGGGCGAGGCAGTGGTGATCGGTTCGATCGTGGGCGTGGCCACGCGGCCGATCGCCGCCAACGAGCTGGGCTCTGTGGCGGTCAAGGGCGTTCACTCCATCCCGAAGCCGACCGGCAGCGGTACGGACTACGCGATGGGCTCCAAGGTGTCGCTCTACAACGCGCAGGCCGTGACCGGTGCCACCGGCACCGCGATGGGTTACGTCGCGAAGAAGCCCGCGACGACCGACACGACGGTGAACGTGCTGCTGGTTCCCGGTGCCTGACGCTAGGGGCCGCGCGGCCGCGGGACAAACCCGTGTGCCGCGCGGCCCGGTGGCGGAACGACCATGCAGGACATGATCGCCAAGGGTGCGTCGTGGTTCGATCAGCAACGCAAGAAGCATCTTGCGGTGACGGTCGAGTACCAGGCCACCGGCACCATGTTCACGAAGTCGTTCCCCGCCACGATCGGCATGAGCCGCTGGGATTCCATCGACGCCAGCGGGCAGATGATTCGGTTTGAGACTCGTGACTACTTCGTGAGCGTGGACGAAATGCGAGACAATCCCCGCCGCGGCGATCGCATCCACGAAACGGACGCCACTGGCGTCCGCCGCACCTACGAGGTGATGGTGCCAGGCGGTGCCAATAACCCGTGGTCGTGGGCAGACCGCGGCCAGCGGATTCGCAGGATTCACACGCAGCTCGTGGAGAGTGACTGATGCCGTTTTTCAGCATCTCGTCGCCGTCGAGCGGCAACGCGACCCAACTGCAGGGGCAACCGATTGCGGCGACCGCCCCGGCGACCGGCACCGTTCTGACCTACTCTGGTTCCGCATGGGTAGCGTCCACGGGCGTGACGGGGCCGACCGGCCCCAACGGTGCGGACGGCCCGAAGATTTTCTCGGGCTCCGGTGCGCCGTCCAACGCCCTCGGAGTGAGTGGCGACTTCTACCTCGACGTGGCGAACTCGTACCTTTATGGTCCGAAAGCGTCGGGATCGTGGGGAGCGGGTATTTCGATCCAGGGCGGTCCGACCGGCCCGACCGGAATGGCAGGGGTCGCCGGGAGTACCGGAGCTACCGGCCCGTCGTCCACCGTCTCCGGGCCAACCGGCCGGACGGGCCCGACGGGATCGACCGGCCCGGCGTCGAGCGTGACGGGGCCGACAGGTCAGACGGGCCCAACGGGGATCACCGGGCCTCGAGGCTTTACGGGCCCGACGGGTGCGGCATCAACCGTTACGGGACCAACGGGAGCTATCGGCCCAACGGGCAGCATCGGCGTCACCGGCCCCTCGGGAGGCCCGACGGGGGCGACAGGCAGCGCCGGACCGACCGGCCCCTCCGGCGGCCCTACGGGGCCAACCGGAGCCGGAGCGAGGGCCGGGGCCAACGCCGAGACCTTGGCCGGAAACAAGACGCTCACCAGCGCGAGCGAGCGTTACCAATTTCTCTACCCAGACGGCTCCAACCGGATCGTGACGCTCCCAAGCGGGCCAGCGAACGGCCTCGACTTCATCATCGTGGAGACAGAGGGCGGCGGCTACGACCTCCAGGTGCAGGCCGCCGACTCCACGCCAGTAGCCGACATTGGGCTGACGCAGACCTACCGCAACGCGCTGGTCGTGTGGGACGGGTCGGTCTGGCAAGTGCTCAACTACGGGTAAGAAACCATGCCATTCTTTTCCATCAGCACGCCATCGTCCGGCAACGCTACGCAGCTCCAGGGCCGCAGCGTTTCGGCGACCGCACCGGCCACCGGGGCCGGGCTGTTTTGGAATGGCACGGCCTGGGCACCGGGCAACGGCACGACGGGACCGACTGGTGCTCCCGGCGTCGATGGCGCCAAGTTCTACAGCGGCTCCAGCGGCCCGTCGTCGGGGTTCGGGAACAGCGGCGACTTCTGGCTCGACACGAATAGCGGCGTCCTCTACGGGCCGAAGGCCAGCGGCTCGTGGGGGTCCGGCCTGCAGCTCCAAAGCGGCCCGCAGGGACCGACGGGAGCACAGTCCACAACGCCAGGCCCGACCGGACCCACGGGGGCCGCGAGCACCGTGGCGGGGCCGACGGGCAGCGTTGGTGCCACCGGGCCGTCCGGCCCGACCGGGTCCACCGGCGTCCGCGGCGCCACGCTCCTGGCCGGCAGCGGCGCCCCGCTCAACAACTACGGCGAGAACGGCGATTGGTACATCGACACTGCAGGGGCCGATTTTTACGGCCCCAAGGCCGGCGGGACGTGGGGTTCGCCCACGATCGACCTCCTGGCCATTACCGGGCCTTCTGGCCCGACCGGGGCCGCGAGCAACGTCGCAGGGCCGACCGGCCCAACTGGCGCCGTTGGTGCCACTGGTGCCGTCGGCGCTGCTTCGACCGTCACGGGGCCGACGGGAAGCGTCGGACAGACGGGTCCGACCGGAGCGCAAGGCATCCAAGGCAGCACTGGCCCCACGGGCGGTAATGGTTCAGCCGGAGCAACGGGTCCGACGGGCGTTCTCCCGGTGAATAGCGAAACAGCACTCAACCTCTACCTCTGGAGCACCTTTCGATAATGGCTACTTCGCCAGCATTTGCCGTCACGCCGCGGATCGCGTCCGTCAACATCGCCACCGCGAACACCAATCGCGACGGCACCGGAACGGTCGCCACGCTCATTACCGGCGCGGCCACCGGAACACGAGTTGCGGAAATCGTCATCAAGGCCCGTGTCACGACGACCGCGGGCCAGGTCCGCGTGTTTCTGCACGACGGCACGACGTTTTACTTCTTTGATGAAATTGCCGTCGCGGCGGCGACTGTGTCAAACAGCGTCCAGGGCGTCCGCGTCAGCACGTCCTACGCGAACTTGATCCTGCCGTCCGCGTCGTGGTCGGTCCGTGTCTCGACGCACAACGCCGAATCCATCGACGTGACGGCGCTCGGGGCGGATTTGTGAACGCCGGGATTCTAGCGCAGGTGCGGTCGCCGATGCCGACGCCCTACGGGTTGCTCGGCTCCGTGACGCCGGTTCCGTCGCCTGGCGTTTCGCTCCACCCCGAGGCAGTTGATTGGGCAACAAGGGTGGTCGCTAACGGCGGAAGCCCTGTGGCGCTGCCCGTTCTGTCTGCCGTGAGCGTCTTCTGCCACCGCGTAGATGCCGCGGCGTTGCGTCCTTTGCTATGGAGGGTCAATCTGCTTGCGGGCGACTCTCTTGCATCATCGTTGGTTCCATTGTTTCGCTCGCCGACGCCGTTCGGAACTGTGCAGGGAAATGCTACCGACACGGCCGAGAACTTTGTCAGTTCCGACTACGTCGCCGCGTCAGGATTGCTCGGAAACGGCAGCAATAAGAGATTGCTAACCGGCCTGCCGTTGAACTTCTCTCCTGCGAGGCACCTTGGAGCGTTTATTCACACCCTTGGAACGACGGCGTTTCGGACGTACATCGGAGCGGCTGGCGCGACCTTATTCGACGGATTACTGTCGCTGCAGTGCGACTCTCCGACAACCGTATGGCGAATGGAAAACACGCGAACTACCGCAGAAGGAGGAAGCGCTGGAGGCACAACCTCCGGGGTTCACTCAAGTGGAGACTTTGTGCTTGCGAGCTCTGCGGGAAACAACATCTTCGGCAACATTGTTCACTCGGGAATGTATAGGAACACGACGCGCGTCGGTTTTCCCGCCACCGCCAGTGTAGCCGGCGCCGTGTCTACCGGAATAGCGATTTTCGCCTACCAGCTATCGGCAGGAACATTTGCAGGACACAGCAACGCTCGCATTGGCGGATATTCACTTGGGTCGCACTTGCTGTCAGACCAATGCTTGGCATACGCGGTGATCTGGGACGCACTGCTTCGCGCGCTGGGGCGACGATGAAACTGTCCGACATTTCGCTACCGATGCCATACGAGCAGGCCCGCGAATACGGACTTGTGTTTTCCGCGCCGTTGGCTGAACGGTTAGCGGAACTCCACCATAAATACGGGTCTCCAAACTGCGTCCCGGTAGCGAGCCGGCTGGTTGACGGCCGGTTCGCGTTGTGTGCAGACGTGCTGACGGAAATCGGTCCCGGCGGCCTCCTGGCCGCCATGTGGGCCGCCGCCGACAAGGCCGTGCTGCTCGCGAGCGTGGACGTGCTGCCATGGCATGAAGTCACGGCCCTCCTGCCGCCGGAAACCTAGGGCAAACCCATCTTGCCGCGTGGTGCGGATGGTGTACGGTTGTTCCCATGATCGAGCATCTTCACGGCGTGGCCGTCCACGCCTACTACTGCGGCGAGATGGAAGCCGGCCGCCGGGCGTGTGAAGCCCTTCTGCGGAAGAAACTGCCGGACGGCATGGAGCACGTCGTGCGTAGGAATCGGACGTGGTACACGCATCGGCTCGAGGAGTTGGCGAGCACGCGATTCCGCCGGATAGACGTGGAGCCGGCATTTCCTGGGTGGTCGCTGTTCAATCCGTCGATCATCGCGGAAACGTCCGGCTGGATCGTGAACGTCCGTTCCAGCAACTACCGCATCGTGGAAGGTCGGTACGAGATGCCGCCGGAGGATAACGGCGTCATCCGCACCGAAAACCTCCTCGTCACGCTGGACGACGACATGGCCCCCACCTACGTCGAGCGGATGCCGGCCGCCTACGAGCGGACGGCTTTCCCGGTGGACGGGCTCGAGGACGTGCGGCTCAACGAGGTGGACGGCCGGCCCCTGCTTTCGGCCACCGTGCGAAACTTTGCCCCCTACGACGGGACGTGCCGCATCGGCGTCGGGTATTTCGATAGCATCCGCTGCCATCCCACGGGCGAGCGGCACGAAAAGAACTGGATGCCGATTCTGGGGCGGGCCCGGTGGCTCTACGCCTGCAACGATGGCGGACAGGTGGCCACGGTCGCGGAGCATGATGGGGCATGGCTTGTCGAGCGTCACGCCCCTTCCCCGCATATCGCGGCCGGCTTCCGCGGCGGGTCGCAGCTCGTCCCGATCGGCGGAAGCCGGTGGCTCGCCCTCATTCACGAGGTCGCCGAAGACGACGGAAAACGCATCTACGAGCACCGATTCGTGGAGTTTGATTCGGAAGCCTCGTGGGCGATCACGGGTATTTCGATGCCGTTCGCGTTCCTTGAGACGCGAGCGATTGAGTTTGCGGCCGGTCTGGCCCGCCGTGGCGACCGGCTCGTGGCGAGTTTCGGCGTCCGCGACGCCGAAGCCTGGATCGTGGAGCTGACGGTTCCCGAGGTCCGCAACCTCCTGACGCGACCATGACCATTACGCTCCGTACCTTCGACCGAGCAAAAACCCTGCTAGAAGCGAACTGGCGGGAGCACGATTGGTTTTTCTGCGACCAGGCCGTGATTGGCCACTACGCGATGAAAGCGGCGATTTGTGAGCGGTACAACCCGCGCCGCGTCATAGAGATTGGGACGCGGTGCGGCTACTCGCTGCTCGTGTTCAACGCCGTTGCCCCGCGGGCGTCCTTCTTGTGCATCGACGGGTGCATGGACGACGATTCGCTCGACTGCCTGGCCCACGCCAAGGCGCTGATCCAGCGGCACCAAATCGACGCGGAGCTGGTGATCGTTGATTCCCACGCGATCAAGAGTTTGCCCCCGGCCTGCTTCGCCCACGTTGACGGGGATCATTCCTACGCAGGAGCCCTGGCCGACCTTCGGCTCGTGGCACACTGCCGCGCGATCCTAGCCGACGACGTGTGCAACCCAGAGGTGGCCAGGGCCGTGGACGTTTTCGCCCGTGAGGCCGGCCGCACCGTGGAACTCATCAACGACGGCCTGCGTCGCGTGGCGGTGCTGACATGAGCGTGGCAGTTGTCACCGGCTACGTCCCGCTGCCGTGCGACCACCGTTCGGCAGACGACTACGCTGCACTTGGGTCGCAGCTCTTGGCCCTGTGCGGGAAGTCCTTGGCGTTCCGCCAGCCGCTCGCGGACTGCTGGATGGCGAACTGGATGGCCGATGCCGGCATGGCGGTGGAGCCGGGCGGCAAGGACACGGCCGCATACCATGCGGTCCAGCACGAGAAAAGCCGGTGGATCGCCAGGGCGGCCGGGGCGATGGAGGCCGAAACGCTGGTCTGGATCGACTACGGCCTGCTCCACAACCGGAAGATTCATCCCATCCACGTTACGCAACTGCTCGAGGCCGTGGCGGCCACGCCACCGACGCGGATCGTGTCGCCGTCTTTCGGGGTGCAGTCTCCGGCGCCGGACCGCATCAACTGGACGTTTCTTGGAACGATCCTGGTCGTCCCCCGCGCCCTGGCGTTCTGGTTCCATAGCAACGTCTTAGACGCGGCCACCAATCCGCCGACCTGGGAGGTCAACACCTGGGCCACGGTCTACCGGCAGAATCCCGACAACTTCTTCCTCTACGGAGCCAATCACGACGAGACCATGTTCACGAGGTACTCGTCATGGTGAGCATCATCGTCACGGCGTTCGGCGAGCCGGGAAACCGCTACGCACAGTTCACCGCCAGGTGGTGGGCGGCCGTCCTGTCCATGCTGCCGGCCCCGGCCGAGGTCGTCGTCGCCCATACCTGTCCCGAGCCGCTCGGTCTGCTGCCGGGCCCGGCCACCGTCCGCACCGTCGCCGTGCCGTGCGTCAAGCCAGACGTTGTTTCCATGGTCAACGCTGCCGTCGAGGCCGCAACGCAGCCGTGGGTCAGCGTCATTGGCGTGGACGACTGCTATACGCCAACGGCCTTGACGGATTTGGTCAAGGCCGACGCCGCTGGGGCGGAGATTCTGGTGTGGCATCAGCGGGAGGTCGGGAGTCACGTCTGGAATTGCTACTGGAACCCCGACGTACTTCAGAGGGCCAATACGCTTGCCGGCTCCTGCCCAGTACGGCGGGATTTGTGGCTGCGGGTGGGCGGGCCGCCCAGAATCGCGTGGTCTGATTGGGGGTTCTGGCTGCGGTGTGCGAAAGCCGGTGCCACGGCCTACCAAAGCGACGTGGTGGGCGTCGATTTCGACGCCGGCCGCGGCCATGCCACGTTCAGCGGGTCGGCCACGTTCGAGCAGCTCGCCGCCAGGGACGCCGAGGCACGGGCGTTCGCCATGGAGTTGTTCCTGTGAAAATCGGCATCTACGCACTAGCGAGGAACGAAGCCGCGAACGTCACGGCGTGGGAAGCCTCGTGCCGCGAGGCCGACGTGCGGGTCGTCACCGACACGGGCTCGACCGACGCGACGGTGGAGTTGCTCCACTCCGGCGGCGTGGAGGTGGCCCACGGGGCACCCGTGCCGTGGCGGTGGGACGATGCCCACAACCTGTCGCTCTACCATCTGCCGTCCGACGTGGACGTGGCCATCCGGCTCGACCTGGACGAAGTCCTCGACCCAGGATGGCGGGCGGCCCTCGAGGCCGCGTGGCGGCCGGAAACGACGAAAGGCCGCTATTGGTATCAGTGGTCCGAGAACGTCCGATTCCTGTCCGATCGCGTCCATCTGCGGGCCGGCTACCGTTGGGTGGGGGCGACGCACGAGGGTCTGGCCTGCTGGAGTGGCGACGAGGTGCAGACGCAACTCGACGGGTTCACGATCCGGCATCACCGCCAGCCAGGCAAGACCCACAAAAGCGACCTGACGCTGCTCCGCCAGGCGGTCCGCGAGAATCCCCTGGACACGCGGATGCACTGGTATCTCGCCCGCGAGCTGGACTATGCCCGCGACGCCGAGGCCGCCGAAGCCTTTGAGAGATACCTGGCCATGCCAAACGGGGCGGCCACCGAGCGGGCCTATGCCTGCCGGATGCTGGCAAAGCTCCAGCCGGACCGTGCCAAGCCGCGGCTTCTGGAGGCCATCATGGCGGCCCCTCGCGAGCCGGAAGCGTTCCTGGCGTTCGCGGAACTGGCCGAGAAGATGGGCGATTGGGTGTCGTGCCTTTATTACGCCCGCCATGCTGCGTTCTGCCCAGCGCATAGCCAAAGCCACGCAAGCGATCCACGGGCCTACGGGGCCGCTGCCCCCGACCTGGCCTGCATCGCTGCGTCCAAGCTGAACCTCACGTCGGAAGCCCTGCAGCACGCCCGCGAAGCGTTCAAGCGGTGCCCAGGAGATCAACGTCTGGCGGCGAATCTCGCCATCCTCGAGCAACAGTCCCAGGAGCAAGGCCCGCGGGCCGCATAGTCATGCCATCCGTCGCAGTCGAGATCGCCGAAGCCCTTGCGGATGGATTGTCCGCGTACACGTTCTCGCCGCCATACGAGTCGATCACGGCTCGTCGGCTCTATGTGCCGGACTACGAAGGGCCGGACCTACGCACCCTCAAGGTGTCGGTGGTGCCGGGTACGATTGAGAGTGAGCGGTCGTCGCGTGGCCAGGATTTATTCACGCACGAAATCGACGTGGTCATCGGCAAGCTGGTGGACGGGTCCAACGCGGAGATCGACGCCCTGACGCGGCTGGCCGAGGAGATCATCGACGCCATCCGCAGCAACGTGCTAACCATGCCAACCATGCCGGAGAACGCACTGTATTTCGGTGCCACGATGGCCACGACGTTCGACCGCGATTCCCTGACTGACCGGAGAGTATTTCTGTCGCAAATCAGCGTCACCTACCGGGTGCCGCGAGATCACTCTACGCCCACGGGACCGTAGCATGGCAATCTTTCCGACCGGCAACCTGTTCCCCGGCCTCGGCAGCGGCTTCCGCATCCCCGGCGTTGCCATGCGGGCGAGTGTGAAAAACTTCTTTGACCGCGACGCGGTCAAGAACGCGCTAAGCGAAATGGAGTACCGGGCTCTTTCGAAGGGCTCCATGCGGATCAAGGATCACGCAAAGCGGTCGATTCGCAAGATGGGCATGGCCAAGCCCAAGCTGAAGGTCATGCGGCAAAACCCCAACATGAATCTCCGCCAGGCCGCAGCCGTTCCCGGCCTCACGGCGCGGACGCGACGTGCCATCGAAGCAAGGGCACGCGAGATCAAGACGCGGCCGCCGTCGTCACCGGGGACGCCACCGCACACGCACGTTCCATACGGCCATATGCTCGGGTTTCGACGCAATCTCTGGAACTTCTACGACCCGATCAGTCATTCGGCCGTCGTCGGACCGTCGCAGAAGGGCAAGATGCTGCCGTACCTTCATGAGTTCGGCGGGACGCAAATGCTTGCGACGTGGCAATACGTCCCGCAGTACCCACGGAAATACAACCCGATTTTTTGGCGTCTTTCCGTTGGCCAGAAGCCGCGAAACACCGGAAAGTGGGTGGATGCCGGACACACGAGCCGCGCGACGTACCCAGCACGTCCGTTCATGCAGCCAGCCATGCGGAGGGCTATCGCTCGGGGCGACCTGGCGAAGCCCTTTGGAGGCCAATTCAAGGCTGCGATCGGTCCGCGCGCCGGCTTCGGCAACCTCTGATTGCGGTATACTGACGTACAGGTGGGCGATTTCCGCCCCCGCACGGAGTAACCGCCCATATGTCGGCTCAAGCCCACAAATATTTCCTCGGAAAAGACGCCTCGTTCACGTTCGCAAGCTCGATCGCCAACAAGGACGTGAAAAGCGTCACGGTCAATCGGGAGACTGCGGCCGAGGCCGACGTGACGACCCGCGGGTCCGGAAACGAGCAGGAGTTCGCGTTCGTCCGGTCCAACACCACGATCGAGGTCGTCGTGTTGGACCACTCCGCAACCGTGGGCTCGACCGGCAGCGTCACGATGTCGCTGTCTCCTACCGGCCCGGCGCAGCCCAGCGGCACGTTCCAGGTCATGAGCATCTCGGAGCCGCAGGAGTTGGACGGCGCGATTGAGTGGACGATTTCGCTGCGAAAGACGCCGAGCACGACCGGCGCCTGACGCGAGGTGAGTGGTGCCGAGCGCATCTGACAAGTTTCGCCTGGGGCGTGACTGCGTATTCACGCTGGACGGGCAAATCCTGTCGGGTGTGAGCGACGTGACTGTGTCCCGCCGCACCCAGGAGGTCGAAGCGACCGGGTACGGGCATGGCTCGCAGTCCACGATAGTCACTCACCGGACGGTGGAATTGACGGTGTCCGTCATCAAGCCGGCGGACGCCGCCAAGCTGATAGCTGCCGAGGCCGACGGCAGCGTGGTGACGGTTACGACCACTAACGGCCTGCGGCCGTTGACGGCCGATTTCATCGTGTGCGACTCCTCGACTGACGAGCCGCTGAACGATGCCGTCCTGGCGACATTCACCTTGAAGCAGTGGAGCCACGGAAAATGAAGACGTTCACCGACGTAGAGGGGCGGCATTGGAATATCCGCGGGACGCTCGGCACGTTTGAGCGGGTCAAGACCGCCACCGGCGTCGATATGCTCGACCTCCCTACGACGCAGCAGTGTCTTCGCGACATTTCGGACGTGTTCAAGCTCGGTGCCGTTCTCTACGTCGTCTGTGAGCAGCAGGCCCAGGAGCGGGGCATCTCGCCGGAGCAGTTCAGCGATTCGTTCAACGCCGACACGCTCCACGCCGCTGCCGATGCGCTAATCGAGGAGACGATTTTTTTTTGCCGGAGCGACGTGAGGCCCGCCCTCGAGATGGCCTACGAGAAGGCGAAGTTGGCGGAAAAGAAGGCAGTCGAGGTGATGCAGACGCGACTAGCAGCTCTCGGGAAGGAGATGGACGCGGCCCTGGAAAACCTATCGACCCCTACCGACTCTGTTACGAACTTGCCGGAATCATCGGCGTCCATCCCGGCGAGTGGACGCTCCGCGGCCTCGTCTGGGCGTCGGAGGCGAAACAACGCGAGCGATGGAATCACACGTCGAGCCTCGTAGCGCAGCAGTATTCAATCCACCGCGATCCCAAAAAGCGACCGAAACCGTATCAGCCGCACGAGTTCAACCCCTTCCACGAAACGCCGGAAGTTAGACCCAAGCTGATAACGCCCGAAGTCTTCCACGAACTGTTTGGTGAATGAACTATGGCTAGTGCTGGAAGCGTTCGGGCCGGCGCCGCGTTCGTGGAAATCTTCGCCAAGGACGGCCAGTTCCAGCGGGCGATGGCCCGCGTCCACGGACGACTCAAGGCCATTGGATCGGCCATGCAGTCATTCGGAACGAAGGCCATGCTGGCCGGGACGGCCGCCGGGCTTCCGCTAGTCCTGGCCGCCCGGCAGGCCGCCGGGTTTGAGGACGCCCTTCTCGGGATGCGCGCGGCCGCCGGGCTGACGGCCGATCAAGTCAAGGTGATGGAAGCCGAAGCGCTGCGACTGTCCCGCGCGATGGGAGTGGCGCCGGAAAAGATCGCCAACGCGATGCTCGAGCTGGCCAAGGCCGGCATGGACGTGAAGGACGTGCTGGCAGGGGCGGCCGAATCGGCTGTTCAGTTCGCCCGCGTGTCCGGCGTCGAGATGGCAGACGCGGCCGTGTTCATGAAAGTGGCCATGAACTCGTTTGGCGTGTCTGCAGTTGAGGCAGTCGATACCCTTTCGGCCGCTGCCGACGCATCGGAAACGTCTATTGCGGCGATGGTGGAATCATTTGCTCTCGTCGGCTCTGCCGGCGCGTTGTTCAACCAATCGCTATTCGATATTTCGCAGGGTCTTGCCGTCCTAGCACGGTTCGGAATCCGCGGCGAGGAGGCCGGAACCGGCATCAAGACGATGCTCGTGCGGCTTACGTCGCCAAGCAAGGAGGCTCAACAGTCGCTCGCGAGGATCGGATTGTCTGTTGAGAGTTTCCGCGGAGCGGACGGAAAAATCCTGCCGCTCGTGCAGATTGTCGAAGTGCTCGAGAAGGCGCTGGTGGGCGTTGACGAACAAGTCCGCGATCAAGTCCTCACCGACGTGTTCGGCGATCGCGGAATCCGTGTCGTCGGTGCCTTTCTAAACGTCGGGACGAAAGGGTTCACGACCATGGCGGACGCCATGGAGAGCAACCTTCCGGTGGCCGCGAAGTTCCAGATTCTCATGAGCGGGTTGAGCGGGGCGTTTGAGAGGCTCGGCGCTGGGGTGCAGCGTCTTTCCATCGCGTTCGCCAAGGCGCTGGGCGATTCAGCCGGAAGTGTCGTGTCTGGTCTTGTGTGGATGATGGACGTGCTCGGAATCTTGATTCAGAAGTTCCCGCTTGCGGCAAAAGTGGTCACTGGCGTCGTGGCCGGGATGCTCGCGTTGGGGATCGCGGCGATTGCGCGCCTGGCCCAACTTCCACCCGCTCGCGGCGCTTGGCGGAAGTCTTGTCCCCAGGAGCCTTATCCTTCGCGTTGGCGCGATCCCTGGCCCGTGCCAGGTCTCCA